ATGGGATTTTTTGATTTTTTAAAACCAAGATCAAAGGAAAATATTGAATCATGCTGGCCGGGCGGAAAGATGCTTCAAGTCCATATAGAGTATAATACACAAGAAACCCTATTTACTTATTTTGGTCGTTATGGTTTACAGTTTAGCGTTCCTAAGTCTAACTTAACGAATGTTATTGTTAAAGAAGTAAGCCGCACTCATAGTGTGCTTCAACTATATAGTGGTGAAGATTGCGTCGGGACTAGTGATTTGCTCCCTACTGAGGCCTGTAATATTATGAAAGATTGGGTATTACAATATTAATAATATTAATGTTGATATTTTATGGGAGTGTAATAAATATTCTTTACATTCCTATAAAATAGGCATATAATTAGTCATGTCATGGACCACTAGCTCAGTTGGCAGAGCACCTGACTCTTAATCAGGGTGTCCAGGGTTCGAACCCCTGGTGGTCCACCATATCGCATGAGTGCGAACATTCAATGGCCTGTTCCTTAAATTGGGGCAGGTCATTACTATAATTGAATATAATTTCTACCCTATCATCAAATATGGTGGCTTGCTTTATGAAAGTATCGATAATGCTTGCTCTGCCTTGCTTGGTGGTAGGGTTTTCTTTTGCCATTTTGTGTAGAAAGAATTCTATATGCTCTGCAGTTAATTGGATTTGATTACTTGCCATTTCATGGTTCGCACGGCGTGTCATGTGGTCTTGTAATTCCGCCTCTGTTTTCTCTATTTGATTTTGTAACGTATCTGATATGAACCCTTTAGCAATTGCTTTCATGTAATTATCTAATTCTGATTGCAATTGTTTGATACGATCATTAATCGATTGTAATTCTAATTCACTTGTACTCATCATATCCTTATTAGCTTTGATGGCTAATTCTGCCAATTGCTCGATAGTATTCGGTTGGTTCAATATCTCAAGTGTTTGGTTGATTACGATATCCTCAACTATTTCACGTTTTAGATTTGGCGCATCGCAAGTGTGATGTTTTCGTCTATTGTTACACACATAATAGTAATGCTTTTCTCCACTACGAGAAGTTGCCGTAGAGCCTACGTAATGGGCGTTACACTTTCCGCAATATAATTTACCGCATAGATTATAAAACTCGCTCCTAGATGCCTTTAATTTAATTCTACGGCTATTCGCTGATTGCACTTTATCAAATATTTCTTTTGAAATAATAGAAGGAATAGCATCTTCTACTATAATGTCGTTCCATTTCATGATGCCGATGTATTTCTCATTGCTTAAAATGCGTCTAATTACCGCATATGAGAATTTTCCGCCTTTCTTGGATAAATACCCTTTGGAGTTTAGAAACGAGCATATAGAGGGGATAGAGTGTCCTTTTAGGTACATTTCAAAGATACGTTCTACTATTTTGGCCTCGTGTTTGTTAATGATGAGTGAATTGTCATTTGTCTTATCATATCCTAGCGGTGTAGGTGTACCATTCATCTTGCCTTTTAATGCGTTGTCAGTCATACCACGTCTAACCTTTTGAGCCAATTCTGCACTATAATATTCCGCCATGCCTTCTAATACAGATTCAAGGATAATGCCAGCTGGGTCGCTACTGATATTTTCCTTTGCACTTATCACCTTAACACCATTACGTTTTAGAATGGACTTGTATACGGCACTATCCTCACGGCTACGGCTAAAGCGGTCTAATTGGTATACAATAACATATTCAAAATTATGTTTCTTTGCATCGTCAATCATTTGGCGGAACTCTGGGCGGTGGTCTGTACGTGCTGATAATGCTTTATCTGTGTATATATGAGTGATAACAATACCTTCACGCTCTGCATATGCCTTGCACTCTCTTATTTGTCCTTCTATTGATTCATCACGTTGTTTGTCTGATGAATATCTAGCGTATATTACACCTTTTGATAATTCCATAGTTAATCCTCTCTACAAATAAAGCCACCTGTGTAGGTGGCTCTTTTTTTATTTACATCGTTCTAAAGCGTTCGTTTTCTTCCATTCTTCTTTTTAGTGCATCTTGTGTGCCTTTATCTACCTTGTGCAAATCGTCCATTTCTTCCTGTGTCATAGAGATGGTAGCATTTAGAAAATCCTGTTCGTCCATCAATTCAGATGTACCATCGTCATAATGCACTAAAACTTTTGTTCCGTCTAATGCCTTAAATTCCTCGTGAGATACGATATCTTTCGCCATTGAGATAGTAGATAGTGCCAATAATGCCGTTAATAATACTAAAGTCTTTTTCATTTTCCTGTCTCCCTTACTTGAAATGATGGTAGAAGTTAATATCATCTGTTAGACTTTCGTCCTTTAGATCATACCGCCTTACCATTTCTTCTACTAAATTAACATGGCTATCTAAATAGAAATCATCATTAATGATATGCGATAGCTCATGCCGTATTTCTGCTTTCATTTTATCATGTGGCAAGTTTTTATTCACATATATATTATGTGTATCTATATCTTCCGTTTCTTCTGATATAGCCTTAACACATGGTAAATCGCAGTAAATTATATTCACTACCAATACAACACACTCCCTAATATTATTTGTTTTTAGATTTTAAAAACTCAATGTATTCCACGGCTTTTTGTAAATCGTCTTTTGAGATGTCTTTCGCAGCCGAGAATAGAAGTCTGGCACCTGGCCGAGTACGTAACATTTCAGCGTATTCGGCTGTTTCTTTGTCTACATAGTATCCGTTTGGTGCTTGCATTTGTTGAGTATCATCAATCTGATCGCTTTCCCCTGTTAGATATTGGATTGATACACCAAAGTATTCGGATAGTTTTTGCAACTTATCAATTTTAGGTTTAGACCTACCTTTTCGCCAATCAGCTAATGAGGCCTGTGATATTCCTGTGTCTTTTGACACTCGGTAAGCCGTTAATTCCTTTTCTTTCATTATCTCGAATATGCGGTCATATGCCATTTTATCCACCTGTTTATAAAAAGTTAAAAATAAAACTGCAATTCTTAATTATTTTTATGGTGAGTTAATTGAATTACTAGCATATGCGTAGTACTATGTAATCACAGGGTAACGCAAATACATAGCAATGTAAAAGCGGTGCATATACTAAATAAATACTTAGTAATTTGATTTTAGCAAAAAGCGAGGTGATAATCAATGAATTTGCAAAAAATCAAGCAACTCATGAAAGACCAAGACATGACAGCTTATACACTGTCAAAGAAAACTGGTATTTCACAAGCCGCAATAGGCCAGTGGCTTAACGGCAAAAATGGCGCAAGTGTTACGAGCCTTCAAAAGTTGGCTGATTGTTTCGGTGTACCTATTGGCGAACTCATCAAAGAGGAGTGAGAAAGTGAGGTTATTTATAGAAGAAATTTACAAGTTTTACGAAAATCCTAAAAACCAAGTTGAATTCCAAAAATGGAAAAAAGATAAAGGGTCAAAAGTAAGGAGTGATTGTAATGAACGTACGATTGAATTTCAAAAGAGATGCGGAAAGTTGGGTTAGAAGAATTGAAAGCGAAGAACTAAGCGTATCTGAACAAAAAAGAGCATATGATTTCGCATGGAATGCTTTTAAATGGGATTGCGATAGTGCATCGAAAATGGTTGTTAATGCATTAGCGAAAAGAGGGTGGTGAGTAATGATTAAACTATGTTACGCACTACGAACAATAACAGGGTTACTTGCTATTGGTGCAGTAGGAAGTATAGAACTAGACCAAATAGGCTTATGGACTGGTTTTTTACAAATGATGTTAGGTATAACCACATGGCTATTAACCAGCTATTGGCTAGATGAATGTAAGATTTATGCAAATAAAAAAGTCCGCTAGTGAAAAGTGAGAAGTTTCAGCGGACTTTGTGTAGAGATATTGGAAAATACTCTACTTGTATTTTAACACAAGGAGATTTTGAATGCCAAGTTTATATGAACTAAATAAAGATTATAAAGAGTTGCAAGCGATGTTAGAGGTAGCTGAAACCGAAGAGGATATGCAAGCCATCCAAGATACTTTGGATATGTTAGATTGCAGTATCGATGAAAAAATCGAAAATACTGCAATGTTTATCCGTAACCTAAAAGGTGATATTCAAGCGTTTAAGGATGAGTCAAAACGGCTAAGTGCTAAAGCTAAGACTTTGGAAAATATGACAGAACGATTGAAGAATAACATTGATCATGTCATGAAAGAAAACCAACTAACAGAAAAGAAAGTTGGACAATTCAAATGCTACTACAAAGCAAGTGAAACAGTAGAAATTGTTGATTTGTATGCATTGCCTGATGAGTTTAGAAAAACAACAATTACCGCTGATAAGGTAGCAATCAAAAAAGCAATCAAAGCTGAACAAGAAGTAGCTGGTGCAAGAATTGAAACACACATGAATTTACAGATTGGTTAGGTGAAATATGGAAAACATAGAAAAAATAACTGATAGCCAAGTAGTTTTAACTCAAAGGGTTGGTGATATTCAACATAAGTTGAAAGCACCTAAAGGACAATACAATTCCTTTGGTAAATATAACTATCGCAGTTGTGAAGATATTTTAGAGGGTGTTAAACCGTTGTTAAAAGAACACAACTTAGCACTTCTTATTGATGATGAAATCGTACAAATTGGTGAGCGATACTATGTGAAAGCTACCGCAAAAATTACGGATGGCAGAGAGATTGTAAGTGCGACTGCATATGCAAGAGAACCTGATACAAAAAAAGGTATGGATGAAAGTCAAATTACAGGTGCCACATCATCTTATGCTAGAAAGTACGCACTCAATGCGTTGTTATGTATCGATGATACAAAAGATGCTGACACTATGGACAATAGCAAAAAGCCAGCACAACAAACACAAGAAACTGTTTACAACTGGCAAACGCTAAAAGCTAGAGCCACACAAGGTGGTATTAGCGAAGATGATTTGAAACATTATCTAAAAGAAACGCTAAAAGTTAATGAGTCAAAAGATATGACACAAGAACTTTATCAGCAAGCGTTTAATTGGGTGAATGCTCAAAGGTACGCTAAACGATGAAGTGGACTACAAATAATATCGAAACATTAAGAAGTCCGCTTGGTGTAATGGTAGTAATACCAGCACCACATGACAATGATCTAGCGAAATTAGATAAAGATAAAGAATACGTGATTGAGATTAAAAAGAAATCAAAATCACGTAGTATGAACGCTAATGCATACTGTTGGGTTCTGTGTCAGAAGATAGCGGAAGAGTTAAGTAAGACTGGTTATACCTCAAAAGAGGATGTGTATAGAAAAGCAATTAAAGATTGTAGCCACTTTAGTTATGTACCAGTACGTGAAGATGCCATAGAGAGATACATTCAAATATGGCAAGGACACGGAATAGGCTGGCTAGCGGAAGATGCTGGCGAATGCCAAAGTCTAAAAGGGTATCACAACATAATGTGTTACCACGGTTCGTCAGTATATAACCAGCAAGAAATGGCAAGACTTATTGATTGTCTAACAGATGAATGTGAGCAACTAGGTATCAAGTTAGAACCTAGTGAGTACATTCAATCACTCATAGAGGGGTGGGAGAGTGAACAACAGAAAGAAAAGGGATAACAAGTTATATTCAGTAACACGAAAACAAGCCTATGAACGTGATAACGGACAATGCGTTATATGTGGCTACAGAGCTGAACAATGCCACCATATAGTGTTCCGTTCACAAGGTGGTTTGAGTGAATTAAGAAATCTAGCTTGCTTGTGTATGCAATGCCACAATCAAGCACATGGAGTGTTCGCAAAAGAGATACGCAAGCACTTATTAGAGGAAGTAGAAAAGAGGACAGATGAGTATGAAGAAAATCAATGTAGTTGAACTTTATGTATATAAACGAATTGAAAAGCTAGAAAAAGAAAATGGTAAATATGATTTTAATACTAAAGTAATCGAAGAATTGAAAGATGTACTAGATGTAATTCATCAAACACACTTTAAACCTAAGGGAAGCGTTGCGGTAGAAGAATACAAAGAAACTGCTTGCGACCACGTTTATGGTAGATAGTGCCTATGAGCGAACCAAAACGATATTTTTGGTTGAAGTTGCATAAAGACTTTTTCCAAAGAAAAGAAATTAAACGATTACGAAAGATTGCAGGTGGTGATACCTATACAATTATCTATCTCAAAATGTTACTACGTTCAATCATGAGTGATGGAAAACTTTACTTTGATGGACTTGAAGATGATTTTGCATCAGAACTCGCATTAGATCTTGATGAAAAAGAAGAGAATGTACAAATAACAATACAGTACTTACTCAAAAGCGGACTACTTGAAATGTGTTCTGATGAAGAATACTATCTACCAGATACAAAAGATAGTACAGGGTGCGAAACTGCTGCAGCTAGCAGAATGCGTAGGTGTAGAGCCAAAAAGGATAAGTTAGAGCGTAACAATGTTACACCGATGTTACAAAGTGGTTACGGAGAGATAGAGAAAGAGTTAGAGATAGAGAAAGAGTTAGAGAAAGAGATAGATAGTAGTGCAAAAAGCACTACAACAAAACGCAAGCGTTTTGAAAAACCTACTCTATCTGAAATCAAACAGTACTGTATTGAAAGAAATAACAATGTAAACGCTGAACATTTCTTTGACTACTACGAAAGCAATGGTTGGAAAGTAGGAAAAAACTCTATGAAAGACTGGAAAGCAGCGGTCAGAACATGGGAGCGTAGCGAATACAGAAAACCTAATTCTAAAAAGAATAGCAAGGAAGATGCAATCAACGTAGTTAATAACTTGATGAATAAGTTAGGGGGTGTAGATACTGAACAACCAACAACAGACTTTGAAAGCACTATCGATGTTACAGATAGCGTGGTCTACTGATATGTCAGAGCAACGCATGATGTTGTATGTAACAAAGTTATCTAACGTAAACCCAGTTACGTTAGAACAGGCAATAAGCAATCTGATTGATAGATGTAAATTCTTACCAACGATTGCAGAAATCAGAGAGGAATGTTCCGCATTAAGTGCCTTTGTAAATGCACATGAGGAACTGCCAATCGCACAAAGCGAATGGGAAAAAGTCATTAAAGCGGTAGGTGCTTATGGTTTTGAACATGGCAAAGAACATTTACAAGGTATAACCTTACAAGCTGCAAATACTATATGGTCTTCATTTAACCCTAGAATGGGAAATGAGTATAACGAGGCAAGTTGTAGATCACAATTCATTAGATGCTACGAGCAACTAGCGGAACGTGAAACACACCGCCAACGAATGGCAAATTCGATTAAAGACAATCACTTGTTACTTAAAGCAAGAGAAAAAGCAGAACGTGAACGAGCGTTGCTAAATGCAGGTCAAAAGCAAATAGAAATGACTACTACAGGAAACTTGGTAGAGGTAGCAAAAGAACCAGTAGATGTATCGAAAGCAATTGAACAAAGTAACTTGTCAGATAGTGGTAAGGAACTTTTAAAACAAGCAATAGGGGGCTAAACGTGAAAGAAAGAGTGAAAGAGTTTGATGTAAGTGTAAACGTTAGCTTTAACGTTAGTTTTCAAGTGATGGCAACTAGCGAGGCACAAGCAAGAACTAAGATTGAAAACTTGCTTGAAATTATGAGGAATGAGGCAACAGTCGATTGCCATATTCATCCTAACTACGATGTGTATGTTGATGAAGTAGATGCTGAATTAAATCAAATCAGTTATTGGTAAGGGGCGGTAACTTGTTAAGTAAAAAACGAAAGATGGTAATCACCATTGAGATACCTCTAAATGTGGAAACACAAGAAGAGGCATCAAAACAAATGGAAATGATTATGAAAGCAGATGCAAGAACCTTTGAAAGCCTAGAGGAAATCATCAAGGTATATAAAGGTACGATGTGCATCGAACAAAAGATTTAAAGGAGAATTGAATGAATACAGTACAAATTATGGGTAACTTGGCACGTGATCCAGAGGTTAGATATACACAATCTGGAAGAACGGTAGCCACATTTACAGTAGCAGCAAGCAATACATACATTGATAGTAACAACGAAACGAAAGAACAAACTGCTTTCATCAACTGTGTAGCATGGGGGAAGCTAGGTGAAAGCATTGGTAATTTGCGTAAAGGCAATAGGGCGTTTGTAGAGGGTAGACTTCAAACACGTTCTTATGAAACGGCTGACGGACAAAAACGATATGTAACAGAAGTGGTAGCAAACTTTGTAGGTACATCACTAACGAATGATGAAACTGCATCTAGTAACTTTGATAGTTTTGAACAACCACAAGATGAAAATGTTCCGTTCTAGGTGGCCAATATGAAAATATTAGATGCTTGTTGTGGTTCTAAAATGTTTTGGTTCGATAAAGAACACAAAGAAACTGTATACATGGACAAACGAACATTAAATACAACGCTTTGTGATGGTAGGAAGTTAATCGTAAAGCCTGATGTGATTGCAGATTTCCGTAAGATGCCATTTGAAGATGAGAGTTTTCACTTGGTAGTATTTGACCCACCACATTTACTAAAGGTAGGTGATAAATCATTCATGGCATTGAAATATGGTCGCTTAGAACAAACATGGCAAGAGAATATAAAGCAAGGCTTATCAGAGTGTTGGCGAGTACTAAAACAAAACGGAACATTAATCTTTAAATGGAACGAGGAACAAATCACATTGCCAATGGTAAAACATTTATTACCATGCGAACCGTTAATTGGCCAACGCAGGGGAAAGACAATTTGGTTAGTGTTTTTTAAGGAGTGATCATTAATATTGAATGCACCATGTAAAAACTGCCAATTCAGGGAAAGTGGATGCCACAGTAAATGTACATCCTATCAAGAGTTCAAAAGGCAGATTGAAGAACAAAGGGAGTATTTAAGAAAGCGATTAGAACTAAGTGATTATGGGCGATATATGTCGCAAAAGTTGAAACGATATTTAGGTGTTAATCGATATGGAAAGAGGTAAAAATATGAATAAAATTATGTCCGCATTATTGGTGGTAGCTATGATAGCTGGTGTGCCAATTACGGAAAGTTTCAGATTGAAAGAAAGCAAGTAAAACGATGTGAACAATATGTCGAGGGGTGAGTATTTGACAGAACAAGATATTCAATATGCGTTAGGACAACATTTGTTTCTTAAAAATATATGCATACCTAATGTAATGATGAGGGATAGCGGAAAGCCACCTTATGAGGCAGACTTTGTATATTTCAATATAAACACTTTGCACTTAACAGAAGTTGAAATCAAAACGGATATAAATGATTTCAGAAATGATTTCAAGAAAGCACGTTATCACGATAATCACAATGTGATGTATCTGTATTACGCAATACCAAGAGATTTATATGATGATCATTATGAAACGATTGATGAATTGCTTGGCGATGCTGGTCTAATCTTAATTGATGGAATAGATACATTCGATTGTAGAGGTAATATTTATGAGTTTGGTGGCTTTGTAAAAAAGGCTAAACGAAGAAAAGGTTCTGTTAAGTTAAATGAACAAGAAAAGGAATATTACATGCGAATTGGGTGTATGAAATGGGTGAATAGATGAAAGTAGAACTATATAATGATAATTTCCAAAACTTTAAACGATATGGAATACCAAAGGCACAGGTGGTGATTGCTGATATTCCATACAATCTAGGAAACAACGCTTATGCAAGTAATCCTATGTGGTATGTAAACGGCGATAACAAGAATGGCGAAAGCAAAAAAGCTGGTAAAGCATTTTTCAATTCCGATTATAATTTCAACATTGCAGAGTACTTTCATTTTTGTAATCGGTTGTTAAAAAAAGAACCTAAAGAGAGAGGACAAGCACCATGCATGATTGTGTTCTGTTCGTTCCAACAAATGCCAATGGTTATTGAATATGCAAAAAAACATGGGTTTAAAAACTACATTCCTATTACATTCAATAAAAATTATAGTGCGCAAGTCTTGAAGGCAAATATGCGTATTGTAGGTGCGACTGAATATGCATTAGTTTTGTATCGTGAAAAACTTCCTAAGTTTAATAACAACAAAAAAATGATATTTGATCACTTTGAATGGAAACGAGATAACAAAAATCTAGTACCTAATATTCATCCAACCCAAAAACCTGTAAGTGTACTTAAACGATTGATTGAAATCTTTACAGACGAGGGTGATGTAGTAATTGACCCAGTAGCTGGTAGTGGTAGCACATTAAGAGCGGCTATGGAATTAGGAAGAAGTGCATATGGGTTTGAAATCGATAGAAGAATGTACGCTAAAGCAAAAGAAAAAATGTTGAGCGATGTAAAAGTACAAACAAATTTAATGGAATTTGCAAAGTGAGGTGATGATCATTGCCGATTAACAGTAAAGATAAAGGTAAGCGTGGAGAGCGAATGTGGAGAGATGTGTGTAGGTCGCATGGGTTCGATAAAGTCCGCAGGACTGCACAGTATTGTGGTAACACAGGCGATGCATCGGACTGTGTAGGTTTACCAAATATCCACCAAGAGGTGAAGTTTGTGGAAAATCTCAATGTGAGGAAAGCATACGAGCAGGCGGAACACGATGCACAAAAAAGTGGAGATATGCCTATAGTGGCTTGGAAGAAAAGCAATCAACCTTGGTTAGTGGTTTTAAGTGCGGATGATTTCTTCCGTATCTATAAGGAAAGTGAATGGAGTGAGGAACATGGCGGTTAATATGAGTGAGTTTGTTTCTGATAATAACCTTAATTGGTTAGCACTAGCAGCTTGTGTATATGGAAATATAAGTGCTGGTAGAGCGTTATGTTGTTTAGGTTTGAAAGGTACTAAACCACAAAAGACTTATACACGTGCAAGTGAGTTGGATGGAAATTCATTATTACAAATGCATAACGCTGGAATGTCATTAAGGGCAATTAGTTATCAAGTAGGAGCAGATTATAAAACGGTGAAAAAAGCGTTAGTTATGTTAGGGGTGGAGTTTTGAAAGAACAAATGAAAGTAAAGTTGGTTAGTGAATATGCACAGTTACCAACAAGAGGAAAGGTGGACTCCAATTTACCGCAAGTATCAGCTGGGTTAGACCTATATTGTCCGTTTAGTGTAACAATACCAGCGGATAGTAAACGACAAATTCCATTGGGTGTAGCGGTTGAAATTCCACCTAATCACATGGGGTTATTAACACCGAGAAGTAGCATGAGCAATACACCGCTACGATGTGCCAATAGCGTTGGGATAATCGATGAAGATTATAGAGGTGAGATTATCATTGTGTATGAGAATGTATCTTGCAAAAATTACACAATAAATAAAGGTGATCGCATCGCACAACTAATTATCGTTCCGATTAAATTGGTCGATGTAGTAGAAGTAGATGAATTGAGTGAAACAGAACGTGGTACTGGAGGATATGGTAGTACTGGTAAATAAGTTTTTAAAATTAATTAACTGCAAAGGAAAAAACAAAGAAGTTGAAGAATGGAAAATGAATTGGATCGTAATTATAAAAAACTACAACGGATGCATGAAATGGAACGTGATGGGGCATTAATGTGTGTAACGTTACTAATACTATCAATATTAGTTATGATTGCGTTCTTGGTGTATTGGTTATTTAAGTAAAGGATATGGGCGGTGAAATATCCGCCCTATCATAAGAGGTGAGTATGAGTACTTTTTACAGAAAAACTAGGCAGTATATACTTTCAGCCTATAGCATTGAAAGTTTAAATGAGATTAGGCTGAAAGTGGATGATGTTTATAATGCAGGGAAACTCACGGATAAAGAGTATGACAAGCTAATAAAACTTATGGACTATATAATTGAAAAAGGTGTTAAGTGCATAATGGTAGGGTTATAAGAGGTGTACATGACAAGCTATAGCGGTTACGTTGAACACTCTGACTTTTTCATAAGACCTCAAAGTTATCAAGATGCATTTGATTTCTTGTGCAGGCTTGCAGCCGAGAGTGATGAGAATACATTTTATATCGGAAAAGTTGTAGATAATGGATATGATTTTGACTTGGAAGATGAATTGATGTTTGTTTGGAATGAGGATAAAGGAGAGTGGATGAGTGTTTGATTGGACACAGAACGTTTTTCAATAACAATAAATTCGCAATAGAAATTAATGGTGAAATGTGCAAACCGTTCATAAGAGAAGATGTTGATAAGTGCATCTTCTTGTACGAATATAAAGAGAAATGGGTTAAGTTTGAGCGGTGGTTATGTAGTATTGAAAGTGCAAATGATGAAGAGGTGGAAAACATCAAACGATTTGCTAAAGGTTTTTTTGTAAAAGAATAGTGAGGTGAAGTGTTTGGGAGAATATGACGAAAAGAAACTAATTGAAATGGCTGTTGAGTACCTACAGCCTGTTAAGTTAATTGATGTACAGATTGCATCTATCAAAGAGGAAATCAATCAATTAAGAGCGAACCTTACATCCATAGGTGCTATTGATTACTCAAAAGACCGAGTAACTGGCGGTGGAACTCCGCAAGGTTTAGAGGGTAGCGTAGCTAGATTTCTTGATACAGTCGCAGAACGTGATAAGAGAATTGATGAGTTATCAAAGCTGAAATGCGATGCGATCACTAAGATAGATAACCTAGACGAAAAGCTAGGGGCAATCATCTTGCGTTATGAGTTTGTACTCAATAATACAACAGAGGATGCATACAAAATGATTGGATGCTACTCAACGAAACAGGCGAAACGATACAAGCAAAAAGCATTATTGGAATTTGGGCAAAAACTTGTCCAGTAATGTCCGCAAATGTCCGCAAATGTCCGTGAATGTTTATGTACCTATAGTTTGCTATTAGGTATAATATATATGTAGAAGTTGCCACTAAGCGACTACTACTCACTCTTTTCTTAGGACAAGTCAAACACAACAACAAGCACGCCCATATAAGAGCGTGCCTTTGTTGTATATGGGCGAAATGGAACGTATAGCGCTAACGGTCGCAGAGTAGCAGCGCAACCATAATTGATAGCTAAGGAAACAACACTATACTTTTTTCTAATTTCAATTTTGAAGTATGTGTTAAGACAAAAACTTTATATGTAAATTTACTGCTAACTGATAAGGGTGGGTCGAATATCCTCACAATATATAGCTTATACATTATTAACCTTAAAGATATGAACCTGCCCTAATTGGTTATACACATTGAATACTGACAACTAGCAGCCTCCAAAAGAAACTTATTCATATTCTTGTTGTTACTTAACCTAACACGATTACGATCCATCAAATTGTTAGTTGTTGGTATTGAGTGTGTAATGATTGCTGAAAAGTGTGTACCACGCTTGCGTTTTAACAAAGGTTAGAACGTGCTTAGGCTTTAATTGTGTGGTATACAATTTTGAGTGATTATTGAAAACTGAAGTTATATTTGTTTCCTAGGTACTTAACACACGATATAGAGTTTTAGAAGAAATGCTAATTCCTATGTGTTACATCGACAAGAGAGCGATGGTATAACTTCGGTTTTGAGTAATCAATACAAACAAAATGAATAAAACTATCATAAAATGAGGTATATCTACGTGGATATATCTCATTTTTTGCATAAAACTAACAAAAGAGGGAAATATGACACAGGTACATTGCGATAGAAAACATTGCTTGAACAATGATAAATATGGAATATGCACGGCTGATGCAATAGAATATAACGGCTTGTGTCAGACGTATATAACGGCTAAACATTCTTGTAAACCACATTGCGGAATATGTCGCAAGGATAAAGGTAAGTTAAAACGGAAAGGCGGTGAGGTTTTTAAATAATGGAAATTGTAACGAAAAGCTTACATGAATTAACTCCATATGATAAGAACGCACGCAAGAATGATAAAGCCGTTCCGTTAGTAGCAAAATCAATTGAACGATTTGGGTTTAAAGTGCCGATTGTAATTGATAGAAATAATGTAATTGTATGTGGACATACCAGATATAAGGCAGCACATGCATTAGGTATTGAAGAAGTACCTTGTATTATTGCTGATGATCTAACAGACCAGCAAATAAAAGCGTACAGACTGGCGGATAACAAAGTAGCCGAGGCATCTAAATGGGATAAAGGTATTTTGTCATTAGAGATGAATGAAATATTTGATTTCGATATGTCGGACTTTGGATTTGAAATTGCTGATCCAGTAGACACAGTTGAAATAGAATTACCGCAAAAGGAAAACGAGCGTGAGCGTACGGCTAATGCATATAACTTGTATGATTTTGATGAAAATAGATGCACAGGGATATATGACATACCTACACTGGATAAGGTGATACACACGCCGAAGTCGTTAATGGGATTTAATTATTGCAAAAGTACACCTCCACAAGAAGGCGTAGGGGTTCATTTCTTCCTTGATGATTATCAATTTGAAAGAGTATGGAATAGTCCGGAAGATTACTGTACCATGCTTGCAAATTATGACTGTGTATTAACGCCTGACTTTAGCTTATATATGAACATGCCAATAGCGATGATGATATGGAATACATACAGAAGTCGCTTAATCGGTCAAATGATGCAAGATTATGGGTGTACGGTTATTCCTACTGTGTCATGGGCTAGTACAGATAGCTATGATTTCGCATTTGATGGATTACCAACAGGCGGAACGATAGCGGTATCAACTATAGGCGTTAAAAGAAGTAAAGATGCATTTGATATATGGGTACAAGGTATGGACGAATGCATGAAAGTAGTTAAGCCGCATAACGTAATTGTATATGGCGGTGATGTTGGGTATACATTTGATTGTGATGTAACATACATTAGCAATGCAGTAACTGACAAGATGAAAGGGTAAGGTGAATATATGGGCGGTAGAGGTGCTGGATATTCGCTAACTGGTAGCGGAGAAGAAAGCAAAGGCACAAAGAAAAGCAAGGCAAAACTTGCAGCGTTGCAAGCTAGCTTTGATGCTAAATTCAATGATCATGTAAATAACATGAGAGCAAGGCAAGGCCAAGTGTGGCACGTTGAAAAAGGAAAAGGCCGTGCAGAAAAAAATAGAGCAGACAGAGAAAATGCTAGTTTAAACAGCCTAAAGGAAAAGATTGAAAAACAAAAACGAGTGGTAGAACGTCAAGTAGCTCGTGATAATGCTAGAGGAAGCCTGTTCGACCATAAAGGTAATTTAAACATAACTACACGGAACATCAAACAGGTAAAAGCGTATTTAAAAGATTTAGATAGTGGCAAGGTACCTAAAACAAGAACGACAGCAACTATTAGAACGTGGAAAAAGAAAGTTGCTAATTTAGAAAGTTCTATAAAAAGTAGTAAAAAGACGAAAATATCTAAATCTGCTCAAAGTTTAATTGACAGTGGTAAGGTTAAGCAATGGGCGAAAAAGCCAAATACATATTTTATAAACGGTTTGAAGAAAACGGCTTTGGAATTGCAATCAGATGGCACTTTTAAACATAGTCCACGTTATTATGGGCCAGCAACTCATGAACATGCAGCGAGGGTGGCAAATTTCATCAAAACAGGTAATTTATAACCATAAACCACGGATAAAGCACAGAAAGGGGGTGAGCCAAGTGGCTATTAACAAACAAAACCTAAGAGATATAGGCAAGTTGCCGAGAGAAGAGCGTCAACGGCTTGGTTCACTCGGCGGCATTGCTAGTGGCAAGGCGAAAAGAGCCAAGAGAACATGGCGAGAGATAACCAATACATTATTGGATACTCCATTAAAAGACGGCCAAGTAGACGAGAAAATAAAGAGCCTTGCAAGTGCTAAGGGGTTAAATATAACGGCACAGACGGCCATTGTACTAAAACAGGTAGTAAATGCAATTAATGGTGATAATAAAGCAGCCGAATTCGTATTAAATGTATCTGGTGGACTTACAGAAAATGATGAACCAACGCAGGATACATTTAAGCGTGTTGATTTAACGGAAGTTATTATTCCGCATTATGACGTGGTGAGTGCTGATATTAAACGGCACAGACACACGCATTATTGGTTGACTGGTGGCCGTGGTAGTACTAAATCGTCATTTGTTGGTATTGAAGTAGTAGACACCTTAATGAATAACAAAGATTGTCATGCGGTTGTATTGCGTAAAGTAGGGCAGACGTTAAAAAACTCCGTATATGCTCAGATAGAGTGGTGCATAGAGAAATTGGGTGTATCTGATAAGTTTACGTTCAAGAAATCGCCATTAGAGATTATCTATAATCCAACAGGGCAACGAATATTATTCCTAGGTGTTGATGATCCACAAAAAGTAAAATCAATTAAATTACCATTTGGGTATGTCGGTATAGTATGGTTCGAAGAATTAGACCAATTCGCCGGCATGAATGAAATACGAAATATAAACCAGTCCTTATTACGTGGTGGTGATAAGTACTGGTGTTTTTATTCGTTTAATCCACCTAAAAGCCGTGATAATTGGGTAAACGTAGAACAATTAACAGACGATGCAGATAGAATGGTAATCAAAAGTGATTACACTATGGTTCCTGTGGAGTGGCTAGGGCAACAATTCGTCAATGAAGCCGAAAAGTTAAAAGAGGCACGGCCTGACCTGTACGCTCATGAATATATGGGCGAAGTAACAGGCACAGGTGGTGATGTATTCCCTAACGTTGAAGAATTAGACATCACAGATGAAATCATAGATACATTTGATAATGTATTCCATGGCATTGACTTTGGTTTTGCTACTGATCCATTCGTATACATGAAAATGAACTACGATGAAAAGCACGATACTATTTATATTTACGATGAAGTATACGGTACTAAATTAACCAATAAGAAAGCCGTGAACCTCATCAAGGATAAAGTAGGTGATAGGCCTGTATATTGTGATAGTGCAGAACCTAAATCTATAGCAGAATTTACAGAATTAGGTATAAGAGCCTATCCAGTGCGTAAAGGGCCAGATAGCCGTGATTTTAGTATCAAGTGGTTATCTGATAGGGCGAAGATTTACATTGATAAAAAGCGTTGCCCTAACGCATATCGTGAGTTTATGTCTTACGAATTCGCACAAGACAAAGATGGCAATTTCATTTCTAGTTATCCTAAACATAATGACCATACCATTGATGCGGTGCGTTATGGCTTACGTGAAATTATGGACGGTGCAAGATTTAGTTGGTAAGGAGGTACAATGCTAACAATTAATGAAATGTGGCAAGCAATCATAGAAGGGAATAGTGGTATCTCTGAACGTGAATTCTTGCAAAATGAAATACGTAAATTTTTAAGCGGTAAAGAAAGAAAAGACATGCTGACCGGTAGACGATACTACGAGGGGAAGCATGACGTTCTAAACAAAAAGAGGACTACCATCATCGAAGATGGAAAGTTGATGGCGTTGAAAAACTTACCGAACAATAAAATCGTTGATAACAAAATCGATGATTTGGTAGACCAAAAAGTCAATTACATGCTCGGTAAACCGCTTGAAATTAAGACGGAAGATGACCGCATCACTGATATATTTAATCGTAGATTCCAACGTACACTATTAAATGTATGCAGCGATTCGCAGATAGCTGGTAAAGGGTATTTGTATCCGTATATTAACGCAAATGGTGATATAGCGTTTAAACGTTTAAAGCCTGAAAACATTATTCCGTTTTGGCGTGATGATGATCATACGCAGTTAGATGCATTTGTGTATATGTACGATATGGAAGTGTATGCTCCGCTAGGTGCTAATCAGACAGTAACATTTGTAGAGTTTTACACAAAAGACAAAGTAAAGTATTACACCTATCAAAATCAAAACTTGTACATCAATCAAGAAAAAGACGAGCAACGCTATATTAACGCTGGCAACGTGTTCTATGATTGGGGTCAAGTACCTTTAATCTGTTTCAAAGGTAATCATATAGAACAACCTATTATTAATCGTGTTAAGTGCTTACAAGATGCATTGAATGATATGTATTCGATGTTAGCGGATAACATGATGGAAGATAGTCGGAATACAATTCTGATATTGAAGAACTATGACGGCACAGACCTGGCAGATTTTAGACAAAAGCTAGCCCAATATGGAGCGGTCAAGATTAATACTGTAAATGGTGATGGTGGTGTTGAGGCTTTACATATAGAAGTGAATACGGCTAACTATCAATTTATTATCCATGCATTGAAAACGGCAATTATAGAAAATGGCCGTGGATTTGATGCAAAAGATGATAGAATGGCTAATAATCCTAATCAGATGAACATCATGAGCATGTATTCTGATATTGATTTGGATAGTAACCAATTTGAAGTAGAATTCCAAGCATCATTTGAAAAAATGCTTGAATTCATTGGCCAGTATTACAACATTCTAGGTAGTAACGCACTTGACGATGTGGAATTTATATTTAATAAACTCACACCAGTCAATGAAAGTGAAATCATCAACAATTGCCGTAACAGTGTAGGCATCATCTCCAACGAAACAATCGTATCTAATCACCCATGGACATTAGACACCAATGAGGAATTAGAACGTTTGAAGAAAGAACAGGCCGAATTAATGCCTGACTTTGTAATTCCTAATGGTGGTGAGGAACATGGCGAATGATTACTGGCAAAAGCGATATGAACGTATCCTAGATGAATCATTTCAAAAGGCAACGCTTACAGATGAGGAAATCAAACAGCAATATGCACGAGCATTAAGGCGAATGGAGAAGGCTGTCAATGATTGGTATCGTAGATTTGCCAATGAAAACGGCATCACATTACAAGAGGCACGAAAGCTACTTGATAAGTACGAAATGAAAGCCTTTAAGATGGACTTGAAAGAGTTTGAAAAAGAGGCGAAACAATTCGGAATGTCTAAGGAACACCAACAAATGCTATCTAATGCATCAATTCGTGAGCGGTTAAGCCGTGAGCAAATGCTGTATATCAATATGGTGCATGAAATAGAAGTCATGGCACATAGTCAAAATGTATCTGTTAAGAATATGCTTGATGATGTGTATAGATCATCGGTATATAAAAGTGCATACACGGCACAAACACAACGAGGCACGTACTCAATGATTAATAGCATTGATGGTAAGCGTGTTGATAGCGTTATAAATAGCCAATGGGCAAATGATGGACAAGATTTCAGCAGTCGCATATGGAATGATAAGGTTAAGCTAGTAGCTAACCTGCAGAATGATTTCACGCAAGCGTTGATGATTGGTCAAGGTGCTGACACAATGGCTGATAACCTAAGCAAGCGAATGAAAACATCGTATAGCAACGCTAAACGGCTAGTAGAAACAGAAACAGCACGAGTACATGAACAGGGCTTTCTTGATAGTATGGCAGAACTCGATGTTGATAAACTTGAGATATTAGCCACGCTAGATAGTCATACATCACCTATTTGTAGGCGTATGGACAGAAAGATTGTTAGGCGTGTTGATGCTAAACCTGGTGTTACTGTTCCGCCCTTCCATTGCTATTGTCGTTCTACTACTATTCCTTATATAGAGTGGCTAGAGAGCGAAACACGAACGGGCAGAAATAAAGATGATAAGAGTACCGATTATGATGGTGCTATATCATATGAAGAATGGGAAAAACAATATATTAGTTAATAAGCAGCTTAACGGCTGCTTTTTTAATTGCCGTTTTAGTATTGTTAGGCGTAAAACAACAAGACCGTAGCCGTGAGGTGTGGCTCACGAAAATAAAGCGAAATGGGTATTTGTATAAGGGGGTCAATATGACTAAAGACGAATTAATGAAGTTAGGTTTGAGTGAAGAGGTAGCAGACAAAGTGGTGGAAGATTACGGCAAAAATTACGTATCTAAAGACCAATTTAATGCGAAAAACGACAAACTCAAATCTGTGGAGGGGGAATTATCAAAGGTACGTGGTGAAATTGATAACCTTCAAAAAGCTAATGCTAGTAACGACGAACTAAAGAAACAAATCGATGCATTGAAAGCCGATTCAGACAAAAGAACCACTGAATACGAGGCGAAAATCAAAAGCATGGAAATCGATAGTATCGTTAATACGGCATTGAGTGGTGTCAAATCTAAGAACAATAAAGCTGTGCGTGCTTTGTTAGATCTAAGCGATGCAAAAATTGAAAATGGCGAAATTAAAGGGCTCAAAGACCAACTAGATGCGGTCATGAAAGAGAACCCTTTTTTATTTGGCGAAAACACAAAACCAACAGGCACACCAGCTGGCAATGAGGGCGGTAAGCACGGAACACCTACGATTACATCAAAGGAATTTGCCAAGATGAACTATGCTGAACGCTCTAAACTTTACGATGAAAATCAAGAACTCTATAACCAATTATCAAAAGGAGATAACTAATGGCAACAGGAATTACTACTTCTACTCAAATGATTAAACCGCAAGTAATGGCAGACATGGTGTCCGCTGGCTTGCCTAAAGCGATTAAATTCACACAAATTGCAACATTCGACAACACTTTGGTGGGTCAACCAGGTGAAAGCGTAACAGTACCAGTATGGGGTTATATCGGTGATGCGGTAGACCTTACTGAAGGTACAGCAATGGATACAGAACAAATGACTGCATCTCACGATGATTACAAAATCAAAGAGGCTGGCAAAGCAGTTGAATTGACTGATAAAGCTATCCTTACAGGTTTGGGCGACCCAGTTGGTGCAGCTGCTCAACAACTATCTATGTCCATTGCATCTAAAGTTGATAACGATGTATTGGCTGCATTGAGTGGCGCTACACTTACTTCTACTTCTACAAGTGCAATCTCTTACAATGGCATTGTTGATGCGGTTGCTAAATTCGATGAGGAGCAAGAAGGCGTTGTGAAATATTTATTTATTTCCTCGGCACAAGAGGCAACTTTGCGTAAAGATCCTAACTTTATCGACAAAAACAAATACGGTAACGATGTAATGGCTAGTGGCGTGATTGGTAAAATCGCTGGTTGTAATGTTGTTGTATCTCGCAAAATTGTAGAAGATGCAGGCAATTTCAACAACTATATCGTTCAAGTTACACCAGAACCAGAAGATGGTGTTCCAGCACTTCCAGCAGTAACAATCTTCATGAAACGTGATGCATTAGTTGAAACTGATCGTGATGTATTAAAACGTACAAACGTTATTACAGTTACTGAACATTACATTGCAGCATTAACTAATAAATCCAAAGTTGTAAAAGCAACATTTAAGAAATAGTAGGTGAAATTATGGGAATGCTATTGAGACGATACCACAAGACGGAAAATCCAACAGTAGAGGAAACTACGAACACGGAAGAAAATCCAACAGTAGAGGAAACTACGAACACGGAAGAAAATCCAACAGTAGAGGAAACTACGGATAGCAAAGGATTGGTGCAGAATGTTAGAAAAAATTCTAGATCTAATTCTGACAATAACGAATAAAAGCATTGATGTTGAAACACCTATTCTTAACTATCTGATTACTGCAGAAACCCAACGAGTACTCAATATTATTAACTGTAAAACGCTACCGGCTGAACTCGAACACGTAATAGTGCATCGGGTAGTCGGAGCGTATTTACAAACTAATATTGTTGCGTTAGTTGGTGTTGAAAACTTAGACGTGCCTACACAGATTAAAATGGGTGACACTCAAGTGAGTTTTAGCAGTAAAAGTGCAGAGGATAGATTGAAAGAAATGGCTCAAATATTCGCAAATTATGGAGAGGGTGAGTTGACATGCTTCCGACGGCTGAAATGGTAGAGAAGTACACAAAGCAAATCGAGAAACTTTACGATTGTGAATGTACGATTGAAACCGAAATCGACCAAATGGACGAAGAAACAGGGATAATGGCAAAATCAACAAAAATTGACGGCCCATATCCTTGCAGATTGTCATATAAAACATCGAATACTGCCAATATGGCTGAAATTCCAAAATTTACGCAGTATATGAGCCTTTTCTGTTCGCCTAGTGTAATCATACCAAAAGGCTCTCGAATAGCTGTTACAGGGCGAAATACGAAGCAACTTTTTCGCAGTGCCTCGATTTCTGCACGGTACGACACCCATCAAGAGGTGCAACTCGAAAATTTAGAGGTGCATTGATATGGGCGTTGAATTTGATATGGACGAATTTGCTGAATTTAATCGTAGCTTAGTTAAACTGAGCCAGTCGGGCAGTCTTCAGAACTTTAACAAGCAAGTTGTGAAGGAATTGGCCAATGTGTATGTGCGTGAAGCTAAATTGAATACACCAGTCGGTAAACGATCGGTTAAATTCATGCAAAACGGCAAAGTACAAACAAAGTACTTTGATAGTGAGCATACCCGCCAATCGTGGAGTGTTGGTAGATATCAACTGAACGAAAAAACCGGACGGATTGAGGTATTTAACACATCCTCTTACGCCTCGTTCCTTAATGATGGACATCGGCAAGAAGTTGGGAGATTTCTTCCGTGGATAGGTCAATCTAAAGGCGGAGTTATGCAAGGCGGTAGACTGAAAAAGCCTTGGGTAGACGGTGCGTACATGCACGAAAAAGCCGAAAAGGCACTCAGTAAAAACGCTAAACGTATTATGGAAATTACATTAAAGAAATGGATTGAAAAGCATGGTGGATTCTGATGTATTAACAGCTGTATCTAAAGCCGTACATACGGCACTTAACGTGCCTATATACCTAGAATTCAAAGAAAACAATATGGCATTCCCTTGCGCATATATCAAGGTGATTGAGCCTAGTATGGGCAGACATGTCGGTGATCTTTATAACACTTCTTTGGATTTAGACATCATGTATTACGCCAATAATCTTGATGTGGTTACTGATACGCGAAAACTCATTGATATTCCTAGCGTGCTGTACCTACAGCTTGAATTTGTACAAGTTGGGGAACGTACAATTATGGGCACAGGTATGAAGTACAAGATTTTAGATGGAGTGCTGCACTTCTTCGTAACGTATGAGAACATACTACGGAAAGAGGCCAAACCTATCGAACGTATGAAGCACATGGAATTAACAGAAAGGGTAAAAGATGGCAGATGAAAAACAAGCAGTCGAGGTAACGACTGAACAACAATTTGATGCTTACGCTATCATTGCATCTGACAAATACAGACGGTATCGTGATTTACTCACTTGCCTTCTTAATGAAGATGAAATGTATACGGAAAGCGATATTGATAAGATTTTAAATCAGGCATTAACAACGCCTGTGAAAGGTTAGTAAAATATGGCATTAGGTGGTGGCACATTCTTATTCCACAATAAAGTATTGCCAGGTACTTATATTAACTTCGTATCCAAAGACCGAGCATATGCAGAAGTATCTGACCGTGGCTATGGTGCGATGATGCTCTCCTTTGATTGGGGCCCAAGTGGCGAAGTGTTCCGTGTAGATAACGACACATTCCAAAAGGATTGCCAGAAATATTTTGGTTATGACTACGGCCATGACAAAATGAAGGGCTTACGTGATTTGTTCCGTGGCTTGAAAACTGGTTACTTCTACCGCTTAAACTCTGACGGTGCGCAAGCTACAAGCACAATCGGTAAAGCAAAATATAAGGGTATTCGTGGTAACGATTTGGGTGTATCTGTTCAAGCTGATCCAGATAACACTGGTAAATTTATCGTAACTACTTACCTCACTACAGGTGATGTTCGTAAAGCAGTAGATATTCAAAAGAACTTGAAAGATGCAACAGAATTACAAGATAACGATTATATCGTCTTCACTAAAACTGGCGCATTAACTACTACAGCTTATACTGCACTATCCGGTGGTACTAACGGCTCTACAATCACTGTTAAGAACTACCAAGACGGAATCGATATGCTTGAACCTTACTACTTCAACACATTAGGTTACGCCGGCGCGGATGACACAATTAAAAACTTGCTCATTGCATTTACTAAACGTTGCCGTGAACAAAGTGGCGCTAAATTCCAATTAGTTATTCATGGTAAGACTAAGGTCAACTATGAAGGTGTTATCTCTATCCTTAATGACGTAACTGACGAAGGTGCTGAAAAAGGCTCTTTGGTGTATTGGACATTAGGTCAAGAAGCATCTTGCAATATCAATGCTACAGTAGGCAACATGATTTATGATGGTGAATACACGGTAAACGTTAAGTACAAACAGTTCGAACTTGAACAAGCTATCAAGGATGGTATGTTTATGTTCCACAATGTTACTGACTCCGTTGGCGGTAATATTCAAGGTGACGTACGTGTATTGAAAGATATCAACACATTTACTGAATTCAGTAAAGCTAAAAACCGCGACTTCTCTCTTAACCAAGTCATTCGTGTATTGGATAACTGGGCAGTTGACAGCGCTAGATTGTTTAATAAAACACATCTTGATAAATCCCCTAATGACCAAGCTGGTCGTGAATCCTTATGGGGTGACCTTGTATACCTTGCCGAGCAATATCAAAAGGTACGTGCTATCCAAAACTTCGATGATAAGGATATCCCAGTACCTACACAAGGCGATAACAAGGAAGATGTATTGGTTAACGTACAATTACAGCCAACTGTGGCTATGGAAAAATTGTACATGACTGTTGTAGTAGCCTAGGAGGATAACGCATGGAAAATGAAATTTTAGATGCATTGAAAACGATGGATGCAGCTGACGTTGTTTCTTCTAAATTAGCATCTTGCTATATCGTAGAAAACGGTAACAGATACTTACTGTTTCAAGCGAAGAAACTCAGTGCAAAAATCAAAAAGAATAAAGAAAAAGTGGCTATTTTGGGCCGCATTGGTGCGGGTAATAAGTCTACCTCCGTAGAATACAGCGGTAGCCTAACAATTTACCACAACACAGCTTTATTCGATAAGATGGTTGAAAAATACTTGAAAACGGGTGTGGATACATACTTTGATATGCAAGTAGTTAACAACGATCCAACTTCTAAAGCTGGTCGCCGTTCTGTAATTCTAAAAGGTGTGAACCTTGACGAATTAACAGCAGCTGAATTCGATGCTGAAGGTAAATACATCGAACAAGAACACAACTTCACCTATGAAGGTGTTAAATACGTTCAACACTTTAATGAATTAGACGGGATGCAAGCCTAGTGCTTGCTCCCTTTTTTTAGGAGGTTTTTATAATGGCTGAAAATTTAAGCGCATTCCTTAAACAAAACGTTGATGTAGTCAATGAAACAGAATACGTAGCATCTAAACGTATTAAGGTAAACGGCGAGCCTGTTGCGTGGAAAATCAAAACATTGGCAACAGATGAAACTGAAAAAATGCGTAAGAAATATACTAAACGTATTACTGACCGCATCACTCGTCAATCCGAAGAACGTTTTGATGCGACTGCATACAACGAAGATGTGCTATCTAAGGCAATCACTTACCCTAATCTTTATGATGCGGAACTTCAAGATAGCTGGGGCGTTACTGAACCAGTTGAGCTTGTAAAAGCAATGCTTACACCAGGCGAATATGCCGACCTTTTGGCAGCAGTAACAGAAGCCCAAGGCTATGATGTCGGCATGGAAGATAAGGTAAAAGAAGTAAAAAACTCCTAGAATCCAATGAAACAGAAACGATGTTCGCATATTTGGCATTTGTTAAATACCATATGCGACCTTCTGTTTTTGCGGATATGGACATGAATGAAAAGGCTGTAGTAATTGCCTTTATTCAGCAACATGCCAAAGACGAGCAAGATGAAATGAATAAGGCAAAAAGGGGGTAATGAATGGCTACACTTTCTAACTATATAAGCCTCTCTACTAATATTCCTAATGCTATGAACGCAGCCGCAAACGCAACAACTAAAGCCTATCAATCCATGAACACGCTACATAATAAGATGACTGGTGTATCAAATGCTAGTGAAACACTAAAAGCTAGCATGGGTGGAATCATGAACAGCTTTGCTGGTAACCTGTTGGCTAGTACGGTAATGAACGGTATTGGCGCTATAAAAGGCGCTATCGAATCGATTCAAGATACTGCTACTGAATGGGCACAGGTTCAAGCTCGGCTCAAATTGGTAGCCGGAAGCCAGGAGAATGCTATTTATCTAAATAAGCAGATATTTGAATCCGCACAACGTGCAAGAGGTGGGTATTTAGAAATGGCCGACGCTGTAATCCAGGTATCCCAATCCGCACACGACGCGTTCCCGGACCCTAGAAAAGCTGTAGAGTTCATGGAAGGTATTCAAAAAGTATTCGCCATCGGCGGTGCATCGAAAGAAGCACAAAAGAACGCTATGCTTCAGTTAACGCAAGGTTTAGCGAGCGGACAATTACAAGGTGACGAGTTCCGGTCCATTGCTGAAAACGCGCCTATGATTGAAAACATCATTGCTAAATCAATGGGCGTATCCCGTGGCGAACTTAAGAAGCTAGCTTCGGAAGGCAAGATTACTGCTGAAGTCATTAAAAACGCTATTATGAATAACTTGCCTGAGATTGAAAAGCAGTTTGAGTCACTTCCTAAAACATGGGGCGATCATATGCAGTCAATTAAGAACAAAGCTATTCGGGCGTTTGAACCTGTGTTCCAACGAATATCCGACCTTGCTAATAGTGAGGGTGTTCGTGAGTTAGTGGATAACGTAACAGGGGCTATTCAAACGGTAGCACCGGTATTCTATTGGCTCGTAGGTGTTATAGGTGAAACGATTAACACGGCAGTATGGGCGTTTAACACATTATCAAACTTTGTTAGACAACACTCGTCTATCATGTATACAGCAATGATAATATTGGGTGGCGTTATGGCGTTTTATGCAATCCAAGCAGGTATAGCAGCCGGAAGAACGATTCTCGCTGCAGGAGCTATGGCAATTAAGGCTGTAGCGGATTGGGCGGAAACTGCTGCCCTTTTGGCAATGATTGTAGCTCAAGAAGGATTGAACGCCGCATTATATGCGTGTCCGTTAACATGGGTAATCGGCTTGATTGTTGCAGTTATAGTCATAATCTACTTAGCTGTAGAAGCTATTAACTATTTCTGTGATGCGAATATTAGCGTACTAGGAATCGTAGTTGGTGCTTTTTGGGCGTTTGGTTCCGCTATTTTCAATGTGTTCGCATTAGGATGGAACATTATCGCAGCATTTGTTAATTTCTTGGCCAACGTATTTAAAGACCCATTACATGCAGTCGCTAACTTGTTTATCGATATATGGAATGGTATTTGGCAATTCGTAAAAGCTAGGATTAACGATATTATCGATGCGATTAATAAAATCCCAGGCGTAAATATCGATAAAGTAGGCGGGTCTACTGGTGTAATAGAACGATTCGAGATTGCCGGCGGTGAAACCACTGTCATGGGTAAGATGGATTATTCTAGCATTACAGGGGCTTTCGGTGAAGGCTATAACATTGGGGCTAACCTTAGCCTAGGTGACTTAATGCCTAACATGCCTGGTGTTAAAACGCCTCAAGAGTTTGACGCTAGCAAAATTACTCCAGGTGCTGATCATGATGCGGCCGATAAGACTAAGAAAAACACAGGTAAGACTGCCAAAAACACAGGCAAGATTGCCAAGTCTATCGACATGACAAATGAGGAAATCAAGGCACTCCGTGAAAGCGCTATCGACAAGTCATTAAAGAAATGGCAAGATGCCAACATAATCCACATCCAAATGAATAACGATGTGGAAATCAATAACGGCACTGACCTAGATGGCTTTACAAGTCAAATCTCGAAAGGCTTGAAAGATGCATTTGCAATTCAAAGGGAGGGAATCTAAATGTATTACTTCTATATGGGGACGATGCAGATACCGATTCCCCCTAAAGAATTAACCACTACTATCAATGGCAAGAACGAAACAATGGAGCTATTGGGGAAAGGCGAAGTTAACGTTATTAAACCAGCCGGGCTTACTGACATTGCTTTTAAATTCTTATTGCCTAACTCCGATTATCCGTTTAATGAGTCTTTGCTCTTTAAGTCTAAAAAGGCTAAGTACTACATAGACGAGCTTGAAAAACTTAAAACTACAAAGACAATCTTCCAGTTTATCGTAGTTCGAATGAAACCAGGCGGACAGATGTTAGCCATGACTAACATGAAATGTACGCTTGAAAACTACGTCATAGAAGAAGATGCAGATAATGGCTTTGACTCATATGCTAGTGTTACCTTGAAGCAGTGGAAGCCTTGGGGTGCTAAACGGATTGAAGTGAAGACCGACAAAGACGGTACTGCTAAAGGTAGCGTTAAGTCAGACAGACCGACGGACGGTAAGGTAGCAGCATCTACTGCTAAGGTCTCCAAAGGTCAGACTTTACAGCAAATCGTTAAGAAGCAATTAGGCAATACGGATAACCTATTCCAAATTGCTGCCCTTAACAAAATCGCTGTGCCCGCTATCTTGGGAGTTGGCCAAATCGTCCAGCTTAAGCGTGAGGGTAATAACGAATGGCTATAGATGAAAAGAAAACAGTCGAAAAATCTCAAATCAATGGTACTATCATTCCGTTACCCATGCCAACTCAACTTCACTATGAGCTAACCATCAGAAATAAAAGCACTGGTGATTTGTGGCTCATAGAACCTGAAGACGGCGTACAAATTACGAGAGCAGTTGATTGCGTTCCAAGTAAGATGACTTTCAAAGTGCCTAAAGACCCTAACCTCAGTTTTGAAGAAGGTGATACCGCCAAGTTCACTTTAAACGGCGGAGCGGTATTCTTTGGGTACGTCTTTGAGAAGCAACGAGACGGCAAGAATTCTATTTCGGTTACTTGTTATGATCAGATACGTTATCTTAAGAATAAAGACTGCTATGTTATCGGGGCTATGACGGCGACAGAATTCATCAAAATGGTAGCCGATGACTTTGGTTTGAAATGTGGTTATATGGACGATACCGTGTGGAAAACTCCGGAGAAACCGCAAACCATATTCAAAGATAAGTCACTGCAAGAAATGATATGCCAACTGCTCGATAAAACGGCTATATACACGCCTAATCATGCGTTCTACCATTTGTACGATGATGCGGGCGAGTTACGGCTAGCATCGTTTGAGACTATGAAGACAGATATTTACATTGATGATGAGTGCATGGAAGATGTGCAATATACAACTTCCATTGATAAGGAAACTTACAACTATGTAAAAATCGTCCGCACAGTTCCGAATGGCGCATCAAGTAAGTTGGAGAACACATTCATAGCCAAAGACGATAAGAACATCGAGAAATGGGGCAGATTACAGTATCTGCTCATTCCTAAAGAGAAGGACATTAACGCAGTAGCGCAAGCCAAAGCAATCATGGCTCACAAAAACAAGAAAAGCCGTGAGATTAAGTTAAAAAATGTCATTGGTGATGTGCGTGTACGTGGTGGCTCGTTGGTATATATCAATCGAAACTTTGGCGATATGATTGTTAATAACTATATGATGGTGACATCTGTTACCCATACATTTAAAACAGGATTTCATGGAATGGATTTAGATTTACGATACGTTGATAATGATGCGGCTTATGAAGTTGCAAAAGACGAAGATGCGGAAGCGGTTAAGAAGATTGAAGCTGCTAAGAAAACCAAAGGTACTGCAGTCACTACTGGGGCAGGTGGTACAGCAGGTCAAGTCGATACAGCATTCACTTCTAACGACGGACGAGTATCTCAATACGGTAGTCAAGGCTGTGCTGACACAGTATGCGCTACTGGGTCTTGGTACAATTCTGATTTGAAAGATGAGTACAACAAAGGCACGGCAAGAGTTGATACGCTTCGCCAAAATCTCGAGGCTAAAGGTTATACAACGGAACAATTCAACGGATACGCTAATAAAGGCGATTTGTTGATTTATGGTGATGATGAACACGTTGTTATTGCAGATGGTGCAGGCGGATGCTTCGGTAATTCTTCTAAACGTGGCTATGCTATGAAATATGGTAACGCAAATTATGCGTGGCATAATGACGAAGCGCCAACTAAGATTATTCGAATGGGGGCTCAATAATGGATAGCGAGTACATGAAAATTGTTAACACGATTAAAGAAATAGCGAGCACCGTTATATCAAATGGAGAGCCTATGGAAGTAATCGTCGGCGAAGTTGTTAGTGTATCACCGCTTGCTATTAAGATTGACCCTAAGTTAACCGTACCTGAAGAAAATATTATTCTTACTAAAAACACCTGTGAATGGACTGTGGAGATGAGTGTTGATCATGCTACAGAAAACCGAGCAGGTGGCGGCGGTATGGCTGAATTTGCTAGCCATAACCACGACTACGTAGGTCGTAAGAAGTATCTCGTTCATAACCAATTAGTCATGGGCGACAAAGTCATTATGCTGAAGGAAACAGGCGGACAGCGTTACATAGCATTAGACCGTTGGTATAACCCGAACAGGGGGTGCACGACTAAGTAATGGCAGATAATTTACTATTACCAAAACAAAATAACGATGCCCTTATTCCTGACGCAGTAAATTATATTGAACCGTCGCATACGTATGACGTTGATTTTAGAACGGATAGCCAAATTAGAGGGTATGCGGATAAGTTGCGAGCTATGGAGCAAGCGATTTATAAAATCATCAATACGGAGCGGTACCAATATATCATTTATAGTTGGAATTACGGCATCGAGCTACAAGACTTATTCGGACAGCCAATTCCGTATGTGTATGCTGAGTTACAGCGCCGCATAGAGGAGGCTTTACTGAATGACGATAGAATCACTAAAGTATACAACTTTGATTTTAGCCACGAAAGTGGTGACGTCATGGTTGAATTTGATGTAGATACCATCTATGGTACGCTACAAAAAATCAAGAAAGGGGTGAAAGGTATTGTATGAGCATATGACGGACAATCGAATTGAAAAACGAATGCTCGATAGAGTTAAAGATGAATTCGATCGGCGCGAAGGTAGTGTTATATACGATGCTACAGCTCCAGCAAGTGTAGAGTTTGCAGAACTCTACATCCTAGCAGATGTTATTTTGAAACAAGCGTTTGCAACTACGGCAGACCGTGAGTTCTTAATACTTCGGGCAGCAGAGTTTAATATTTACCCGGAACCGGCCACGCAAGGCGAATTTGAAGCACAGTTCAATATGGAAGTACCGATTGGCTCCAGGTTTAATTACAATGAATACAACTTTGTTGTAACAGAGTTAATCGACGACACGGAACATAAGTACAAGCTTAAATGCGAACAGTACGGACGCACTCCTAATGCGACTACAGGTGATATCACGCCAATACAAGGTATTAATGGCCTTACCTCCGCTAAGATATTGAAAAATATCACACCTGGTGAAGATGAAGAAGACACAGAAGTATTTAGAAAACGATACTTTGATGCTTTGAAATCAAAAGCTTATGGTGGCAATGGTGCTGATTACAAGGAAAAGGTATTAGCTATCCCTGGTGTAGGTGGTGTTAAAGTATACCGCTGTTGGAATGGTGGCGGTACAGTTAAGTTAGTCGTCTTAAATAGTGACTACAAGCCGGCAGCAGATGAACTGATTAAGGAAGTAGAAAACGTTATAGACCCTGCACCGAAAGGAAAAGGCTATGGGCTTGCTCCTATCGGTCATACTGTAACAATAGAAAAGGCCGAACCTGTAACAGTCAACTACCGAATTGAAGTAACTATGATGAGCGGTCATACAATTAACGAAATTCAAACCCTTGCAGAAAATGCTATCAAGCAACGATTACTTATTCGTGCTAAAGAATGGTGTAATCAAGACGAGAAGGATCATGTTATTCTTCGGTCTAGCCTGGTAACAGCTTTGATGGTTGAACTTCCTAACGTTCTTGATGTGGGTAGAATTACCGTAAACGGTGCCGCCTTATCGAAACTTGAATTGAAGGATAATCAAATCCCAGTATTAGGGACGATTACTTTGGTGGCAGTATGATTACAGATTTCGGTATTTTTAAGCGAGATATTGATATCTCACAATTCGCCGTTCCGTTAACTCGAGATTCTCGGGATATCCAAGAAGTGTATCGAGTGGAATCAGCTGAATTACAACTACTATGGGATATCATGCTGGATATCTTTAAGGAAGAATACATCTATACCGCAGCGGATTACGGACTTGAAGCATGGGAACAAATCTTAGGCATCAATCCTCCGGATTTGACAGACACAGAAGGGCGCAGAAGTGAAATACTATCGGTATTAATCGGACAGCGTCCTTTTACTATGCCTAAAGTACAAGAAATGCTTAATTTTAAATTCGGTAATCACGTAGTAGAACACTCTGTTGTATCTGATAGGTATGAGTACTGGCTAGACGTAGTAGATGGCTTTGAGACTCAATTAAACAATATTATCGATTATGTCGAGCCTTTAATACCTAAGAACTTAATCATCAAGGCAAAAAGTACTACACAACTTAATGGCGAAATATACATCGGAGCTATCTCAGATGTATATGAGTCATTCCACGTCGGTGCGGCATTAGATAAGTTTGACTTCAAAGTAGGCTCTGACATTAATATAGGCATGAGCTTCGACGTATTAGAAACAATTAAAGTATAAGGAGAACACATGGCTTCAATTTATCCAAATACACGATTAACCAATTATGGCCGTGAGTTAATCGCAAGATCGCAAGCAACTGGTAAGAAGTTGCAGTATATTAAATTAGTTACTGGGGACGGCCAACTAGATAACCAAAATATCGATACTATGACTTCTGTAATAGCTCCAAAATTGGAGTGTCCGTTTACCTCTAATGGCGAATTCGTAGGAGATGGTCAATTTAGAATTGAATTTGCAGTAGGCAATAGTACAGTGAATAGCGGGTTCTTTGCTAGAGAGTTGGGCGTATATGCTAATTTAGAAGGTGAATCTGATTCCGCTGCTAAATTAATTGCATATAGTAATGGCGGTAACTACGCATCCTATATCCCTTCCAAAGAGACACCAATCAATTCTAAAGTATTCTCCTTAGATGTTGTAATTGGCAACTCGACGAATGTAACCGTTAAGAAGATTGATGCGGCGTATCTGACTAGAGGTGCATTAGAGGCCCATAGCCGTGATACAAGTGCGCACGCTCCTATCACAGACCAAATTAAAGCAATCCTCGGCAGTGCTAACTGGAAAGACTCTCCGGCAAGTACGCTTGTTACAATTAAAAACTTATTGGGACAGGGGGCTATCGTGGCATCTAAACTCGATGCTAATGCTGGTTTCGTAAAATTCGCCAATGGTTTCACTATCCAGTGGGGAACTGGTGGCCAAGATAATGTAACCAAGACAGAAGTAACATTCCCTATTCGTTTTAAGACTCTATTCATGGCAAATGCGATTGATGCGTATTGGAGTGGGTCAGATACACCAAGATATTTTGCAAACTCTGTAAGCGAAAGCAACAATACAAAAGCTGTATTTGTGGCGAGTGATAGATATGCTGCATCATATTACTGGTTCGCACTAGGAATTATCTAATTACCTATGATAATGAACATAATCTGATCACCGACACCTTGCTGTCCTTTATAATCGTTGTCCTTGTAGGTGAGCTGATTTCTAGAAACCGATAAAATGATTTGAGAAAATGCATATTCTCCGTTATATCTAATTGCAGAAACAGCGATAGTTTTGTTCCCAAATTCTATCGGATAGCGCACAGTCCAAGGCTTGGGTTGATTATAAGCATTAAATAATATCCACTGGATATTAAGCCTTCCCTACGGCCATCCAAACGAAACTGCCTGTGTCCGCTCTGTTGGTTAAGAATCGGATGGTGGTTCTATTAGATTGAGAGAACCCACTGTTCCAAGTAATAAAGCATTGTGCACCAGAAGTTTCAACACTGACAGAGTCATCGGTAGCTAAGGCTATTAGTACGGTGCTGTTAATCGGCAGGGAAATATCCTTATAGTACTTATTAGTATCAAACCAAGTTATTCCCCACTGGGGAGTTATTTTAATAATTCTATCGTTTTACGTAATTCACGAATGGTTTTGTGTGTATACACCCTAGTGGTGATATCACCTTGTTTGTGGCCTAGTAAAGAACGTAATGTGTTAGGTGGTGCAACCGCATCAAGTAAACTGGCGAATGTGTGCCTGGTATCGTGGATAGTGTGCTTGCAGTTAAGTTGCTTCATAATATCCTGGAAATGCTTACGGAATGATGTGTAGCTGATAGTGAATAGGTAATCGCTAGTATGTAGTTGCTCTATTATAGGCATGATGCGGTGATGAATGGGAATGATACGACCTTCACCGGCTTTTGTTTTAGCGTGTCTCACAATAAGGTATGATGATCGTCTATTGATATCTTGCCTACGTAAATTAAGGAGCTCACCTATGCGGAGGCCTGTGTATAACAGCATTAAAATCATACGGGAATAAGGAGTATCTATTGCCCATAATTTATTAATTTGTTGGCGAGTAAATACTCTCCTTTTTATCGTTGGTATGTTGGGTCCTAGATTTAGATGCTGGGCATAATTAGTGATAGGGTAATCTTTAATGATTGCGTAATTAAATAATTGATTAAGTAGTGTACGGACTTTCTTACATGATGAGTAGGAAAGTCCTTTTACGTGCATGGATTTAATCACATTTTGAAGGTGCTGGAAATGAATATCCGTGATAGGCATATCCGCTATGTTGGATATGTGTTTAAAAGCAATGCGATAAGGCTTAACAGCGCTATCAGAAATAGACTGCGAGTGAATAGGCAACCACTCGTTAAATAGTTGCCTTAATGTAATGGTATTGCGTTGTCTACGTTTTAGCATAACAGCGTAACGGCGCATAATTTCACCTCCGAAAGGATACTACTATGAATCAATATGTATTTATTTTAAATGAAAAAGGGGAACGAATTACATCCCTGTGTGATAACACGTTGAGCCGTGAAACTATTATGGCGCAAGCTGAACACGATTACCCAAATGCGCAATATGTGTATTCTGCAGATGGTGACGCAATGCTTGATGAATTTATGAGCGGTAAAGCGTATGTAGACGGAAAATTCGTTGCGCCCGATCCGTATGTTCCTACAAAGGAAGATAAAATTAACACTATTAAATCTGAGTACGAACCGCGATTTAAATCTTTAGAAGAAGCACAACGACGTTTGTTATTAATGGGCAAACCTACTACGGCCATTAGTGCACAATATATTAAATTAAATGACGAAATGGTAACACGTATTAAGGAGGTACAATAATATGCCTAAATATATCGGAGAAAGTAAAGTACCTGTTATGGAATTTTGTGAGTATTGTTGGGAAGTACTTAACGAAGACGGCACTTGCCCAACTGAAGGGTGTATCCATAATGATCTAATGGAATTAGAAAAGGATGATGCGGATGTTACCAGTCAAGCATGATATGACTGCTTATCAAGGTGAATATATTACATTAACTATTGGATGCGATTCAGTAATTAATGCAGAAGATGTGTTTGCCTGCGTTAGGCGATATAGTTGGGATGATGAAATACTAGGTAGATTTGTAATTACAAATAGTGAGCAACCACTTTCAGATGGTGAAAAAAGCAAACTCAATCTAACCTTAGACACTAATTCAATTGATAGTGGCACTTACTTTTGGGACTTATTTAAGTGGGTTGGAAACAGACCTGTTAAATGTTTGGTAGAAGGTAAGGTTGTCATCAAACAAGGAATCAGTAATAGGGGAAAATAATATGAGCGATACTAATACTATTAATATTTATATGAATGCAGAAGATAATGTTGAAGTAAAAGACGCTGCACAAATTATTAAATTGCAAGGGCCGAAGGGTGAACCAGGAGAGCAAGGGCCTCCTGGCCCTCCAGGTCCTCCAGGCGAACATGGTAAGAATGGCATTGACGGACTAAACGGCGAACAAGGGATACAGGGTATTCAAGGGCCCCCTGGTAAAGACGGAAAGCCTTTTACTTATGATATGTTCACACAAGAGCAATTAGAGAATTTAAAAGGACCAAAGGGCGACCCAGGACCGCCTGGACCCCCTGGCACTGGTGCTAATGTAGATTTATCAGCGTATGCAACTAAACAAGAAGCCGATAACCTGTATCTAAAAAAAGTAGATATAAGAAATTACCTTACTATGCTAGGCGACGTTAAATACGCATTAAAAACAGAGCTAAACGATTATTTATCTAAAACAGATGCGACAAATAATTACGCTCAAAAGGGTTGGGTTACTCAAACATTCGCCTATAAGAATGATTTAGATACTTTTATTAAGAAGAATGAGATTTCTCAATATGCGTTAACTCCTGGTGATGCTAGCACTCGTTATATTAACAAAATAGAGGGGAAATCTTTTGCTCAAAAATCTGAATTAAGTGATTATGTTAAGAAAACGGAAATTAATCAGTATGCATCAAGTACACAACTTACTCCAGAACAGCTTGAGAAATTAAGAGGGCCACAAGGCCCTAAAGGTGAGCCATTTAGATATAGCGACTTTACACAGGACCAACTTAACGCACTTAAAGGGCCAAAAGGCGATACTGGTTTACCCGGTAAAGACGGTAAAGCATTTACCTATGCTGACTTTACTCCGAATCAGTTAGCTTTATTAAAGGGGCCTAAAGGCGACAATGGAACACAACCAGAAATAACATTTACACTAGATGAAAATGGTGATTTGTTTGTAGATGTTGCTTATTCTAACCTTGCAAGTAATACAGGCACTACTGCCGTAAATATTGCTGAAACTAAGGTATATGATATCGTGTGGGGTGTTGCTCAAGCAGGTGCACCCGGTGCAGGTAGAGGGTATCTTGAATTTAACCCTGCCACAGGCTTTGGTAAATTACACTTAGATATGAGAATAACAACCGCTGGTTCTGGTAGTGGCGGCGTTTTATGTACACTACCTGCTAATGCACCAGTACCAACACGTTTGCTTGAAGTAACTGTAGATGCAAACAATAATAGCGTTTATGTTGAACCTAACTCTCGTAATATTAAAGGTTGGGGCGTTGTAGGAAATAACAAACGTTACATTTTAGATATTGTTGGATTTTGGAAAGAGGTAAAATAAATGGCTAGATTTAGATTAGGTAATATTAGAGGTCCTAGAGGTCCTAAGGGCGATCCATTTAGATATTCTGATTTTACACAAGAACAACTTAATGCACTTAAAGGGCCTAAGGGAGATAAAGGTGCGGAAGGTAAAGGAGCAACTGCAGAAACTGCATATCATGCATTATTAAGCGGAAATGTATGGTGCGAGAGTGCTAACGTTGATGACGTACTTACTGCTTTAATTGGGAATACGGGTAAGCCGTTCCCTCGTACTGAATTTAAGCCGTTGACTATTCCAAGCGTAACCAAAGGGCAACAGGTTGTAGAAGGAACAGGCGAGCCTCATTACAGCGTTAAGGTAGTTGGCAATGATACACCTTTCACGCTCGACAGTACTGGGGTTTGCACTATTACAATTCCACCTCTAGGCGAAGATGATATAAAACTCACTTATCACAATTTCACAGGTGCAAAAGTTGCAGAATACAAAATCGCTGGTGTTCAAACTGATGCAGTTGCTGATGAAGAATATACCGAAAATGGCATTGTATACAAACGCTATGGGGATATCTTGAAAATGAATATTTCAAATAACACAGTTAGAGGTAATTTCAAAGATAACCCTAAGAATTGGAATATTACGAAAAAGGTAATTTATGCCAATAAACCAGCAACGCTTGATTTAGGAGATAACTTTAACTCATATGGCCCTTATTTTGTAGAAACGCCTGAAAACGTAACGTTTAAAGGGGATAATAACAATATGCGGCTAACAATAGTTACATCAACACAGGCAACCAAAACTATGGCCTTTGATATGAATACCATTGAATGGGGTGCGGCTAACAATAGCTACATCAACACAGGCAACCAAAACTATGACCATTTATAATTAATCAAACCACAGGGAGAACACATGCAAGAATTAACTGATTTTACGGGAACAGAGTAAGGGGGTGCATATCTCATCTGGACATGGCAATTTCAATTAGATGATATTTTAACTACGCTTACTATAGTAGGCGTAGTAGCAGGGGCAGGATATAGATTACTGATTATCCCGCTACTTGAAAAACTGGACCTCCAAAGAATGCAAGATAATTTGATGTTTCAGGAGAAAATGGGCGTGCTTACCGATACGTTGAAGGATTTGAAAGACGAAATTAAGCTATCACGTGAACAACGTACTAAAGCATACACAGAACATGTGAAGTTGACCTCTCGTGTCGATGGCATCGAAGCTCGTGTTGATGATATAAAGGAGGAGTTACATGAACATACCGCCAAATCTCATCAATACAGTTAAAAAATCATATCAATCTGTAAGGGTGGCTAACATCCACCCTACAGGTATATTCGCTACACGGGCGCTAGTATTTGTTATGCTAGTGCCTATTTTATTGGTAATAACTCAGTATGTTATGTCATTTGTTAGCGGGTACGTATCTGACGAGGCGAACAAGCTGATTAATGTAGGGATTAATATCATAGATCATATATTCATCCCTAGCGTATTAATGGCTGTTGTCGGTTTCTTAGGACTTTGGTTAGATAAAAATAATAATGGTATTCCCGATAAATTAGAAGAGGAGGATAAACGATGAAAGTTTTTATTAATCCCGGACACGATATTAATTTAGATAGTGGGGCAGTTAATCCGGTATATGGTACTCGTGAATGCGACGTAGCTCGTGATGCCGGCAATATGTTAGCGCGCTATCTTGAAACCGCAGGATGTGAAGTACGTACACTCCAAGATGATGATTTAGGCCTAGTATGTTCTGAATCTGATTCTTGGGGCGCAGATATCTTTGTATCCCTTCATTGTAATGCATTTAACACGGAAGCTCGAGGAACTGAAACACTGTATAAGTCCTTTAATGGTCAGCGATTGGCCAATGATATTCAAAGCCAAATCATTCGTAGCATTAATACAGTTGATCGTGGCGTTAAGAAACGCGACGACCTTTGGGTACTAAACGGTACAGATGCAACTGCAGTATTAGTTGAAATGGCATTCATTGATAACGAAGAAGACCATGCTGTGTTAACTAATGATTTAGACACTATCGTTCGTGCTATCGCTAGGGGAATTACTGACTACGCAGGAGGGCAATAATGCATGACAAAATCAAAGTATTATTTAATAACTCTACTTACCGCTATGTTATTATCGGTTGTATTGGCATCATCCTCATCCTTTGCGCAGGATATATCCTCTACCAGCCAAACGGAAGCGACTATCAGCGTACCATTAACGCAGTGGAACGAGCTCAAGAAAAACAACGAGAAAGCCTTGAGCTCAATCGAAGCATCCAGTATTCCATTGACCGAAGCGCAGAGCTTAGTCATGAAGCAAAGGGAAGAATTGAACGAAGCACACAATACAATATCGACATTGGAAACAGAATTGATGAAAGCCAAAATGCTATCCATGAAGCAAGAGGTTACCTTGTCAGAAATGCAGAACTCATTGACCGAATTGAAAGGGCAAATCGACAACGACAAGAGAACAATCAAACGACTACGGATGCAGCGCAACCTATCTCAGATGGTGGGAGCTGGAGCAGTAATCGGAGTAGTGATTCATCGGTAAAGAGGTGATCCATACATCTCCATAGCGTGTAATGGTGGATACACGCAACCCGTTCCAAATAGGAACAAGTTGTAAAGTAATTGATTATAACTGAATAGCATAAAATCAAGCCTACTAGCTTAGATAAAAATCTTTGTTAGTAGGCTTGATTTTTTTAGAATGGTATAATTAAACGCAGCGGATAATGTGAATTTGCAATATAAAAGTGGTTCGTACAGCGTGTCATATGCACCACCAGAGTAAAGAACTCACATTTAGTGTGAGTTCTTTTTTTGTAAATAATTTTTATTTACCTTTTATATATTTTTTTAGACTTTACATATTTAT